GCGTCTGCTCCCGTACAGGCTGCCGCAGGTGCGGCAGCGCAGGTGGGCGAGTTCTACACATATTCTGTCGGGGAATTGCAAAGACTCGCCCTATCTGTGCCCACGATTGCGCGTTCGGTTCAGATGATCGCGTCCATGGTCGGATGCTTAGAACTTAAGCACTATACGACCCAATGGACTGGCGAGGACTATGAAGAAATCTATCTAGAAAACGAATCGTGGATGGAACAGCCCGATCCGCGCGTGACTCGAAACTTCATTTTTTCGCAACTTGTAACGGACCTCATTTTGTGGGGTCAAGGCTTTTGGTATGTCACCAGCCGATCCTCAGCGACGGGCCGTCCGCTTTCGTTTGAATGGCTCCCTGCCGCCATGGTCAGTTTGGGCGACCAGCAGACCGCCCAGCGTTTCGGACCATCTAACGACATTATGTTTAACGGCATCCAATTGAACACCGATGACGTGATCCAGTTCTTGGCACCGTCGCAAGGTTTGCTTTATACGGGCAACCGCGCGATCGCGACCGCGATCAAACTTCAGCAGGCATCCGACCGTTTTGCAGTAAATGAGATCGCCGCCGGGTGGCTTCAGCAAACCGACGCATCCGAACCAATGTCAGCCGAGGACCTTTCCGAACTTGCGGCCGCTTGGCGTAACGCTCGACAAGTTGGTGCCATTGGCGCACTTAACAGTGTCGTGACTTTCAAAGAGTTCTCCAGTGATCCGAACAAACTGCAACTGATTGAGTCGCGTCAATTCCAAGCATTAGAACTGTCTCGGGCCACTGGAATTCCCGCATACCTTTTGGGTATTGGCGTACAGGGCTACACCTACCAAAACGCACAGTCCGCACGACAGGACCTTTACCTGTTCGGCGCAAAACAATATTTGGATTGCATTGAGCAGACTTTGAGCATGAACAACATTTTGCCTCGTGGTCGTTATGTTGAATTTGACATTGAGGACTACCTTGCCGAAAACGAACTAGCAAATGTTGCTTACGAACCATCAGCAGACGAACGCAGATCAGAGGAAATGGCATGATTCGACTTACAGCCGATCTACCCACATTGGACTTCGCTAAATCGGACAGCGACGCACCCGCTTCAATTTCGGGCATCGCAGTTCCGTGGGCCCCAGTTACCGCAACCGTTTTAGGCGGTCAGCGTGTTGCTTTTGAGCGAGGTGCTTTTGATGTCAATCAGAAAGCCGCCAAACTTATTGAGGGCCACGACTTGACGCAGTTACGCGGAACCGTGAACGCTCTCGCCGATATGGACGAGGGCCTTGGCTTCACGGCAACCTTCGCAAAGACGAGGGCCTCGTCGGATGCCGTAGAACTGATTCGTTCTGGTGCTTACGATGCGGTGTCCGTAGGTGCAGAGGTCCAAGAGTCGTACTACGACAAAGAACTAAAAGCCACCGTTGTCACTCGCGCTTCACTTGTCGAATTGTCATTGGTCGCCGTTCCAGCGTTTTCGGGCGCAGAAATACGCGACCTCGTGGCCCAAGCCGACGAACCCGACGAAGAAATCCCAACAGAAACACCACAACCAACACCATCCGAGGAGGATGAAACCATGTCAGAACCCACAACCGTTGAAGCCGCAATCGCGACTCAACCGATCTACGCAACCGCCAAGCGCGAATTCAAATTGCCATCCGTTAGCGAATACATTTCAGCATTCGTTCGCGGCGGTAGTGATTTTGCACAACTCAACGAAAACATTCGCGCCGCCGCGCCAAATGTGACGACACCTGATCTGCCCGGTGTGATCCCGACCCCCATCATTCAAAATGTGGTGAACACGTTTGTCGGCTCACGCCCGTTGGTGGATGCAACCACATTGCGCCCAATGCCGCAGGGAGGCTCAGTCTTCATTCGTCCAGTGGTGTCGGTCCATAACTCAGTGGGCACCGCCACACAGAACACGACCATCACCGCGTCGCAATTCGAAATTAACGACGTGCAGATCACCAAGACCATTCAGGGTGGTTACGTTGAAATCAGCGAAGCCGCAATTGATTGGTCACAGCCTGAAGCACTCGGACCGTTGCTTGACGACATGATGAGGGTCTACATGGACCGCACCGACTTGCTTGCTTGCTCGGAATTGCAGACTGGCACCACCAACAGCAACAACTTTGCAAACGCTTCAATCGCTGACCCGGCTTACTGGGTTGAGTGGATGTACACCGCCGCCGCTGACATCTTGACTGGCTCGAATGGCAACTTGCCGTCCGTCCTTGCCGTGTCACCAAACGTTTGGAAATTGATGGGCAGTTTGTCGGATACCGCGGACCGTCCGTTGTTCCCGCAGGTCGGCCCGATGAACGCTTACGGCTCACTCAATGTCGCATCAACCCAAGGCGCATTTGCTTTCGGTTTGCGCGTCGTCGTTGACCGCAACTTGACCTCGGCTGGCATGACCATCCTTGATCCGCGTGCCCTTGAGAGTTTCGAATTGAATAAGGGCCTAATTTCCGTGGAACAGCCCTCACAACTCAGCAGGCAGATTGCAGTGCGTGGCTACTGGGCATCGAAGGTCGTTTCGCCAGAACTCAGCATTAAGGCCGCTTTCGTCTGATAGACGGAAACTTCGAGAGGATCTGAATCATGGCTGTATTCACCGTCACTCACGCCCAGCGTGTAGACGACTACGCCGTGATTCAGACTCTTGAGGCCACAGACATCACGATTGGTCAAACGATCGTCGTCGCAGGAGTAGGAAACAATTTTGATGCGACTTACATCGTTCAGGCTGTTCCTACTTTTGGGTTTGTTGGTATCGGCGTACAAGGTGACTTCTTATTTGATTACGAAGTCACCATCACGAATCAACTACTTGTCAAATCAAACTTCGACAATTATCCGCGATCTGCAGCGACTGGAACCGTAACTTGGACCCAGTCCTGCAGTTGGACCACCGTGGCAAACGTGCAAGAGTTTCTCGGCATTTCGTCCGCAACTGCTAACGACACTGCGTTTCTCACAACTTGTGTCGCGGCCGCGAACTCATGGTGTTTTAGACGCAGGGTTTCCGCGGGCTACCATGATCAATTGAACAGTGCGCCTGATGGCTCAGTGCTATTGGGAACCACGCTCTATGCGGCAGGGCTTTACCGCGAACGCGGAACAACTGGAGACAGTTACGCATCGTTCGGTGACATGAGCGGACCACCGTTGATGACTCTCGGTCGCGTTAACCAGTTGCTTGGCGTTAAGAGATCGCAGTGCGCTTAACATGGCTGGCATTTTTACAGATGCGATCAACACGGTCGCCGCATCACTTACCGCGCTCGGACTCAAACCCGTTACCGATCCACGCAACGCACGACCGCTCACCGTATTTATTGAGTTGCCGTCGTTTGAATCGTTCGGTGCAAACCCGACATCTAAAGTTTCCGACGTCACAATCACTATTCGAGTCCTTGGTTCGCCACCCGGCAACCAAGACTCAACCGACTACATCCTTGGCGTCGTTGACACGATCCTCGGATCAAACATTGCAGTCATCTCGGGCCAACCATCCATCGCAACAATCGGGTCGCAAGACCTCCCCTGTTACGACCTAACCATTAAACTCACAGCGACACGCTAACTAACAAAGGAAAAACATCATGGCAATCGTTTACCAAGGCTCAGGACAAATCACCATCGGAGCCAACAACATCAGTCTTAACTGCTCCTCAATTACGCTTGAAGCAGGCTTTGACAGCCTCGAAGCAACCGTTATGGGTGCTACGGGCCACAAGTTCGTGGCGGGCCTTCAAACCGTGAGTGTCTCGGCAACAATCTTGCTTGAATACGGCGCAACCTCAGTTGAAAAGTATTTGTCAGATGTTGTCGGCGACGGCGACACCACTGTCATCGTTGCACCAGACAGCGGCGTTGCGGCACCCGGAAACCCGATCTATACGATTTCCAATATGATGATTTCGTCATTTATGCCGATTTCAAGCACCGTCGGCTCCCTTGACACCATGACTGTTACAGGCACTGGTGGCACTTGGGTTCGCGCAGTAGCCTGATCTAACCAACACAAACAAAGGACCCCGACATGATTGGTATGACGTTACGAGTAGAGATGCTCGACGGAGAAACACACGAGGCACCGATCACTTACGGTGTCGCGTGCAGGTGGGAAGATCATCACCCACAGTTATCCGTCGGGCAGTTCTTAGAAAACATGAAATTTAAAGCTTTGGCTTGGTTGGCATGGGATGCGGTCCGCTCTAGTGGCGTGGTCGTTGAACTGTTCCCCAAGTGGATTGAAAAAGTAGGGGACATTACGTTTGTCCCAAAAGAGAAACCAAAGCAGGACGCGCAGTCAACCTGATAGCGCAGCTGGCGATTAGGACAGGCATCAGTCCACTGGATTTGATGGAGTGTCCAGCGTCGGTTGTGGATGAGATGGTTCGCTTACTGGTTGAGGAAAACGAGAAAGCGAAA